CCCCTGTGGCTTATGAAGCTGAGGAAGTTTTTTGATCTTTGGGGGTATCATTGTCATATCATTTTTATCCTTTTTGGATTTGCTGCCATATTTTACCCTACATTTTTCTTGTTTGCTCGTGCAGCATCAGTGCCCTGTCTATTATACGATTCTTGCAAAGGCAAAGGAGGCTTCCCACCTGGAGGAGTAAACCTTGGCCTTGTTTCGCTTAAATCCTTGTTACCAGGCACGAAAGGCTTTTTCGCCTCTGGAATGATCTTAATTCTGCTCATTTTTAGTCCTTGTAAAGCGGCTTTACATTAAATGGGGCTTGAGCCACTAGCTCTCGTTTGCGCAGCCCCGGCACCTTTATTTGTTCATCATCTTTTCGCGAGTATATGGCTTCTTAGCTAGAGATGATGCATCATGACGATCGATCTTCTCTCTCACCTTTTCATAACTGTTTGATGCGCCTGGAGGCGGTACATGCTCTTTCTTATGGCCGATCTTTGAATAATCAGCACCCGAATTTCCATGACCTTCCCGACCACCCATTGATGTATTCTTATGACTGTGTCCCATTTTTACCTTCTTTTTGTTTGGTTTCTTGTTGTTCACCCTGTTGGATATCCTTTATGAGGGTGAAAACTTTAACAAAGTCATCCACCTTCATAGATTCTATCTCGTGCGCTGCCTTTACAGTGTCGAGAGTAGCTGATGCAAGCTCATGTTTAGATTTATTATATGCTGTTTCAATCTGTACGCCTTCCAGTCTGCCTTTTGCCATACGTTCCTCAGCCAAACTTCTATCAGACATAGCTTTCGACTGCAAGGATTCGTTGACAATCTGCTGATTCTCCATCTGAAGCTGCGCCATTTGCTGTTGTTGCTGTTGTTGTTGCTGTTGTTGTTGTTGGATTGCTTGGATGAGTTTATCTTTATCTTGCATATCAACGTCAGCCAAGAGCTGATCCACAGGTATCGGAAGACCATCTTTCCAGAGTTGATATTTCTGAATGAAGGCCAGCTGTTTAGTAGTATTAGTGAGCGGTGCTTTGCCCACTACAGCATCATACTTCTGGAATGTTTTGTCTCTAAATTCATTTGTAGGTTCTTCTTGGATGATACGTCTGACTTTTCCTAGTGTATAATTCTTCTGAATATAGGCCCAATGAAGCCTTCCACACATAGTTTGAGATAAATCTAAGTTATCATTAACCTCTTGCAGTGTCATGAGAGCTGCATCTTGTCTTAGCTTCTCAGTGATACCAACATCGTTATCTTCTGTCATTCCTAAAAGCTCAGGAGTGACACCTGCGAATGACTGAATATCTTCTTTAAGAAACTGTGTAGCCTGATAATTTGCAGGATTGATATTAGCTCCTGGCTTATCTGCAATAGCTTGTAAGCGTCCACGTTTGAAGAATCTTACCTTTCCAGGTCCCACTTTGAAAGCATCTTGGTCATCAATAAGTGCGTCTTCTTCGACATCCACGCCAGAAAATTGAGCGGCAAGTAAATCGAGCTCTAATTGCTTGCGGTACGAGAAGAGATATTGTACATCTCTAATATTTCTAATAAGTCCTTGATAGCGAAAACTATAGTTATTATTTGCTAAATCGTGGTATCCCACAAAGGGGGTGAACGGGTACATGTCCACACCCAAGGGGTTAGGGCCATCATAGAAGCAAATATTATTAACAATAATCGCAAGATGTACAGTTGGAACTTTCTCTTTCACAAAGACAATTTGTGGGAATCGGGCCTTAAGCATGGCCTGTTCTTCTTTGGTCATTTCTATTTCTGTAGACTCATAGGTCTCAGGATCGACGATAAATGTAGCCATGCGCTCTGTCATATACCAATATTCATCATAAGCAAGATAGTCTTTGCGCCTGATATTATATTGCTGTGGCATGAATGTGAATTTGGTATCGAAGTATGCTTGATCATTGAGCATATCGATATCTTTCTCACGGCCTGGAAGCATCTGTTTCACTTGCTGCTTGTGCAAATATTTTCTAGTGCGTATGAATAAGCAATCGGAAAGATCCATCTCTCTCCAGAATGCATCCATCATCACCATATCACCCGAGTACGCCTCGGTCCTGATATCACCGCACACAGGATCTCTTCTATAATCAATCCAAGAATGCATTAGAGATAGGCCAGTGATCAGAGCTTCTTTATAGCAGGCTGAGATTGTATTGTACGTATTGTCGTTGTTGTAGGCTGACTGGATAACTTTTGTGGCTTGACTGGCTGTCTGATCACTGCTTCCATGAACAGGTATCATCTGTGTTGATTTACGATGCTGTCTTTGTCTGCCGCCAACTGTATTGACTATAGACATTGAAGCATTGAATATGTATTTCTGATGCTCGTAATTCAGGCCTGAATAGAGATTAAGATAGCGTTGGTCTCCTAGGTATATCTTGCGGTCTATTAGCTGTTCCCAAAACCACAATTGCCACGCTGATAAATTTTGCTGATATCTAGCATCAGCCTCTTTAACTATATCTGTGTGGCCATCTTTTTGATAGTGTTGATAAATATTTGGGACAACTTGGCTCCTCTCTAACATTCCGCTGGTAATAGATCACCTCTAAATTAAAGATTAAACTGTATTATATGATAAGACATATTTATCTACCAGTAAATGGAGGCATGGGACCTTTAGGATTCGTTGGTGGTGCTGATGGACCAAAGCCACCCTTGCGCTTCATTTCATCTAGCTTATCCTTAGTAAGAGAGCCAGGACCTCTTCCGAATTGGGTGCGTGCATTGGCCATATAACGCATAGAGTCAGCTGCGTGTGATGTCCAATCATGAAGTGGAGTATCGGAGTATGCTTGGGTCTTTTCATTATATTTCTTATGGTAGTTTTCTAGGCACTTTAGCAAATGAGAGCATTTTGTTTCATCTATGAATGCTATGCTAAGCAAAGACCTGACGGCTTCAATACCGATCTGAATATCATTCTCTCTCTCAAGGACAATGGTCTTGATGCCCACTTCATATACCACTTCCTGAAGAGTACGACCTGTTTGAATAGACCCCGCTCCTGCATCATGAGGTAAATAGTGCGAGCCGTACACATAGGGTTTTTCCTGTAGTTTCTTAGCAAAGTGAGCTATTCCCTCTCCATTGTTCTCATAGAAATCAATGATTCGTATTTCTCCACCCACTTCTTGCCAAAATACAATGCTAGTCGAATCGTTGAAACCAATATCCCAAGCCGTATTGACAGGAACACGAGTTTCATATGGAACCTTGCAGATTCGGCCTTCTTGGCGAGCTTTTTCAATAATACGTCCATAATATGAGCCTTCGACACCTCGGTTGAATGAGCAGTAATATTCTTGCTGAATCAGATCTTCTGATTGCATGATATCGGTATTTTTTTTTTCATTTCTGATATTATCGATATCTTCTTCTGTAAGAACTCCGGTATCTGTTATAGAAAGTTTTTGAGCAAACCAATTATCATTTCCCTTGGCCATATTATAGAGGTCATAAAAATGATTCTTACCCCTAGGAGTTGAAATAAATAGAGCATACCCTTTATTGACATCAAGGATAGGTCGGAGATAATCCCAAGCCGCCGGAGCCTGGATGGCATATTCAGAGAATATGATAATTTTAGGATTGCTACCCACGAGGCTATCGATATTGTCAGATCCAATAAGCTGGTAAAGAGAACCATTTACGAATCTTATTTTCATTTCTTGGCCATTTTTAGATTCAATCACCTGATGTGGGATAAAGTCTAAAAGGCGTTTAGATTCATTAGTGTTAGCATCCCAAATGACTTTCTTAGCCTGGGAATATGTAGGAAGAATATGGAATGCAGTCCAACCGGGATTTTCAAGTAGCTTAAGGACAGCCCAATTGAAAACGCATATATCCTTACCAGATCTCCTGTGCCATACAAGAACAGCACGCTTAATCCCCTGATTCAGGGCTTTGATCACCGGAACTTGGTAAGGTCTCGGGATGAACTGAAAGTCCACTTCTAGCGTCGTCATGAGTTTTCACAATGATTGTGGTATATTTTGTGTTGCCTTCTTCTGGTGCTTTTTGGCCAATCCAAACCTCACCAAGCCACTTGAGCATATGAATATTTCCTTCAAGAGCCTTTATGTACTGAGTGTACTCAATACTTTGATTTCTATCCTGGATAGCGTTGTGCAAATATTCCGAAACACAAATACCAAAGTGATCTTTAAATTTTGAATATAAGGTTGATGGCGAAATAGCTAGATCGAATGCAATCTTTCGAGTCGAGCAACCTGCTTGAATTTTTAGGAGTACTTGATCCCATTTGATTTCTTTTGGAGGGCGACCCGGACGAGGCTTTTCGATGATGATTTCGGTTTCATCCACAAGCTATTTCCTTACTTGTAGGGATTGGACCCAGAGTTCGCCCATATGGGTGCGCTTATCGTACATATGATCTATTTGATCGATGGGGAGTTTGTCGCCATGCTTGCCATTCCAAGCGAGCATTTTTTGGTCTAAGCTTAGGGCTTCATAGTTTTCACCGAAAGCCCAGGACATGAAGTCAGGGTTCGAGGAGTCGAAGAGTTTATCAGCGACTTTGTTTTCTTTGTATTTTTTGATGGAGTCCCACATTGATTGTTTGGGTGATATGTCTGAGAGCCAGTTATAGAGTCTATCAAGGATTTTCATTTAAACCTCCGAGTGTTATCCATTTCTGGATAAGTTTTTCAATTTTTAGAGGAGCATGATAATATGGAAACCAAGATAAGTTATTTCCTGAAGTTTGTAAAGAAAATTCTATTGAATTGTTATGAATACGAAGGGAATGGAAATTTTTCCAAAGCTGTTTGCATTGTGAAGTTAGATCATTGAGGATCATTGATAACCTCCATGAGCTGAGCTGTTACAAGGGACAAAAGCTTGCTGAGAGATGGGATACGTGAAAGAGCAGGATTTGCATTTAGTGCAGATGTAGAGAGGAGAGCTATTCATGTCCATACCTTTTTAGTCCAAGCCATTCTCTTCCCCAGCCACAGCGCCAAATACCACAGCATCTCTTTTTCTTAACAAGATCTTTCTTAGTCAAATTGCGCATATATCATCGCTGCAAGTGGTATGTAGGGCCTATTTTGTTTATTGGTTTCAGTATGACATAGGTGATGATTTATGGCAAACATTAATTTAATTCATTTTGTAGAAAAATACCATTGCGTATAATTCTCCCATTTGGTATATTAGGGGTATAACGAACGATTAACGCCTGGAGCGCTAGCGCAAAGAAGGGTTGCTAAAGGGAGTGAAAAAAAGACCTGTAATGGATTACAGGTCAAAAATTACAGGTCAAATTGAGGTAAAGAATGTGTGAAATAGATCATAAAGAAAATGTATTAACTTTTGTAAAAGGACTTATAGTCAATATATGTGAAATGCATGGTCAATTATCAGCAGTTGATATATCATATTACGGGATTAAGTTATTTGTAAATTTGTTATACTCTGCATGTGATAGAGAGAATGCTAATAAAATTATAGTAAAAGCCTGCAAAGATGCAAATCAAGAGGTAAAGGATGAAAGAGCCTAAAGTGACGGTGAAGATTCGCAAGGATCTTCACCGTGCCATGAAATTAGCTGCTGTGCATGGACTAGTGACTGTACAGTCATGGCTGGAGGAA